TTTATTAATATCTGCTTGAAATTTAGCAAGATAACTAGATGCTCTTTGTAATTCTTGAGCTGCAGTGGCTAAGGTAGCTTGAGTCATTTCTTCATCTTCATCAGCTAACCAATACGCAGCTGACTGGGCAACCCCTCCATCATCGTCTGTCATATCAACATCTATAAGTGCTTTTGCAGAAGCTAACGCATCTAAATACTCAGCATTGTGTCCAGTACTAATACTTAAAGTAGGTAAGCTTGTAGATATTGCATAATCAGCAGGCAAACTAGAAGCTATACTTATAGTACTTGGCAAGCTTTTACTTGCGTTAGCAAAGGTTGGTAAAGATATTAATGATATACTTCCAGCTATATCAGCAATCTTATTAAAAGAAGTTGTGTCTGCATCTAGATCAGTAGGAAGCTTAGCATTCAAAGCTGACATTTTATGATGTAGTAACTGAGCTGCTGCATATAAAATTACCCCATGATACATCTCAGAGGGGAAGTTTGATATAGTTGTGTCATTATGATCGACTGCAGTATCTGGTAATACTATGCTTACAGTTGCTGTTTCATTAGCATCTGGAAGCGGTAATACATGTAAAACTGCATTACTAATATAATAAACTGGAGAATTTTTACTGGCATAATATATGCTATCAGTATTAGCAGCATTACTTCTGAAGGCTGCATTTATTGGACTACATTTCAAGTCTTCTCCATTTGAAGCTGTTTTTCTTACTACATCTATAATTCTAGAATTAGTTGCTAAAGAAAGAGTTGTAGGTGAATTAGACAATGTCTGAGCAGAAGCAAATAAAGGTAGTAATTCTGGATTCCCTTTTTCTACAACAGATATGATATACTTTACACCATTAGTTAAGAACTTTGATATCTCAGAGTTCTTTCCTGATGTACTACCAGAATAATATCCTACTTCATCAACAAATGCCATTATGCATCCTGTCCTTTTCTAGACCTAAGCATTTTTTCTCTAGCTGTCATTTGTTTAGTTTTAGGCGTATTTCTAGATACCTTTTTAGCTGTAGAGACTAATTTACCAGGAGACATTCTAGACTTTTGAGCCATTGCTTTTATAATAGCTAGATTATTCTTTTTCATCGCTGACATTACAACTTTTGCTACTGCACTTGTCATTTTTTCTTACCTTTAGATTTTTTATTATCGGTGGCTTGCTTTCTACGGCTATTGTTATTGTTTTCTTCTTTGCCCGATTTCCAGGGCCCACCAATATCATTACTTGTTACTATTGTCATATCTAACCTCTTCTTAAATGGGTAAGGCATTTATAGTAGAGGGGGGTTTTTACGCCCCCCTAAACTTAACCTATTATGCGAACTTTAACAAGGTATGAGTTTCAGGAAGTGAAATTTCTAGACCAGCTTCGGTCAAGATAATATCTTTCCGTCCGTCAACATTGTTGTTTTGTACATTAGTGATAATTTGCGTGTCTCTCGACGTGCCATTAGCAGCTAATGGACGATAAGCTACATTCTTAAGATCTACCATGACAGCATAATCTTCCCACATACCTCTAAATAAAGGCTGTTCGACAAGATGTAAATCCCCATAAAGAGTATTTACTTTAGTTACATTATGTCCAAAAGAACCTTTAACGTTCTGTATGTCCATACCATAACCATTTGATCCACCGCTACTTGTAACTGTGTGACCAAGTGCCATTGTGTTTCCTAAGAAAGAACTTCCGCCAAGCTTGTTAAAGTAAGAAAGTACTTTACGAGAAGCAAGAACTAGCTTGTTACCACTATTTCCTGATTCAGGTGAGAACACATCTTCCATTGCATCAATAAAGTCATCGTAACTAGAAGAAGCATAAGTAAAATTCTTAATTTTACCATAAGCTTCTGTGTAAGGTACGATACCCCAAGTCCTTCTTACAGGGCCTGTTGATGTTGAATCGTCTGAACCTATACCAAACATCATTGCATGCTCTAAGTCCATTTTGTGTTCCATTAACTTTTCTTGCCATACTCGCTTGTACTCATTAGACACGCCACGATAGCGTGTTGCTAATGAAGTTCCACTAAATAAAGAGATTGCAGTTTTAAAAATCTGCGTATAACCTTCTCTATCATAGAACTCGTCTTTCCATCCTTCAGGGTCAGTTGTTCCCTCAGCAAACGCTGAACCAACAATCTGAGCTTTTGCATCGGCACGAAAGATTAGTTTAGCCCCTGAGGCCTCTGTAATCTCTCCTTGGACTGAAGATGTAGGCTTGTAAACAACTTTTATAAAAGTACCATCAATTTCAGCGTAAGCAGCATTGCTTACATCTGGAGTTGCGTTAATTTTATAATATGCTTTCGCTGCTGTTTCTGAACCAACACCTGCGTCACTACCATTTGCATCGTATTCACATTCGATTACAACAATCTGTCCTTCAAGAATGAAGTTAGGAAGTGTTGCTGTGGTTACGACTCTGCCATATTTATCATATAGACAATCAACCTGCAAGTTGGTAAGATTGAAGTTAGCATCACTTCCAGCATGTGCTGCGGTAGTCATTGCTGTTTTAACTTCAAAATTACGACGTTGCCATTGATGACGCTGTTCTAAAAACTTAAAAACAGGATCATCTGTAGGTTTCTTGGCTACTTTAGACAAATATGTAAAGAATGGAGACTGTTTAGGAGCGAGTTCAGCAACTCTTTCACCGAAATTGAACATCCGTCTGGAATTATCAATCGATGAGCTATTCATTCCGCCACCAGCGGATATGCTATATTGATCTGCCATAATTTACTCCATTTAGTTTCCGTTTAGTTAAATGGGTTCTGTTTATTAAAATCTGTTATCATACTATCCATAACAGAGTCTTCTATTGAACCCTGATTTTGTCTATTTTGAGAAGGCATTACCCCCATTGATGGAGGAACTTGCTGTGCCCTTTTTACTTGCTGAAAATCCGCTGAGGGAGCTGCAGTAGCTTGGGGGGTGCTTATTCCTTTATCTTGTGAATATAATTTCCAAAGATTTTCAAGTTTTATTGAGCTAGGGTCAGACATTACTTGAACAAAGTCTTCAGCAGTATTAGCGTCAACTTTATATTGACTCATAATCTGATTTTTTACATTATTCATTTGATCTGTCTGAGCTTGCTCTGCTTCACGACGTTGTATATCATTCTGACGTTCTTGCTTTAATTTGTCACGCTCGTCTTGCATCATAGCCATTTGGTATTCGAACTGTAAGTTCTTGTACTCATCCATTTCATCACGCCATGATTGCTCTTCTTGTACAAATCTTGCACTTTCAGATTGAGAATCAGCCATCGCTTCATCCATTGAAAAATTATAAGGTTTTGCAGGCTTCTCTGGAGGAGCTGGGAACTCAGGCTCAGGTTCTGCTTCAGGCTCTTGCTGTTTAGGTTGAGGTGCTTGTTGCGTAGCCAATTGATTAAATTGACTTTGTAACTGATCACGTTCATTCTTCATTTTATCAGCTTGAGACTGCCAGTACTGATACCTAACTTCGTCGTTATCACCCTGAGGCTGAACGACTTCTGAAGGTTCTTCTTGAGCTAAAACAGGCTCTACATCTTGTTCTTGAGGCTCATCAAAGGCTTCCGAGACACTTCCTTTTTCTCCACCGAATATGACATCATCAACTAATGTGCCCTCATCTTGCAATTCAACTGAACGTGGCTCTTCCACGACAGGTGTATCTACTTGAGGGGTATCCATTGTTTCTAATTCAGCCATAATAATCTCCTATTTTTTAGGTTGCTTCTTCTTAGGACTTGAAGAAGGTGAACCTGGTGAAGCAGCTTCTGCTACTTCTTTTTTAACTTGTCCTAATGCGTCATCTAGGCGTTTCTCAAAAAGAGTGCCAGACATTTTAGCCTTATTTGTCGTTGCCTTCAAATCAGACTTTGTTTTTTCGATTTCGGCTTTCATTTTAGCGTGATATACTTCACGCTCTCTTGTTTGCAAGTCACCTTGCATTTGTTCTATTGTTTCAGTAGCTTGTTGTATTTGCTGCTGTAACTGTTGAATCAAATCTGTTCTTTGCATTACGCCTTCCATATCGAAGACTTCTGTTTTCTTTAATACTTCTTGCTTATCAATAATTCCTTTTTCATAAGCATCCATGTACATTTCTAGTTGTGCCATTCTATTTGTTGGCATTGTTGAGCCAGTTACGACTACTACATCATACTTACCTACGGTAATATCATTTAATACTTTTATTTCACCAGTTTTGTCATCGTACAATCTTTTATTAATTACATATTCTGTCATAGAATTATTAGGCTGTATTAATCTAATCATTTTTTGAGTAGTATAAAGTTGTTGCATCATTGGTATAACAACATGGCCTAATCTGGTCAATCCCGATTCTATGTCAGCTAATTTACTTTTCATTTTTCGTTGACCAAACTCATCTAAAGCAACTGTAGCTTTATATGTATGAGGAGCAACTGCTGAGTTACCCATTGTCATTTCGTATAAACCAAGTTGGTGGTCTATATCATTTTTAGCTGTATTTTCATTTTGATACAATTCATTCGGTAGGGGAGTTGGCATCACGGGTGTCGGCTGCCCTTGATCAAAATCAACCTCGATGGCTACTCCAGGCTGAGCCCATTTCTGCTCAAACTCCCTCATATCTACCGAACCTGATGGTATTAAAATTTTTGTATTTGTACTTGTGGTAGCATGGGCGATAATTAGACTTCTCGTTTTATTAATATATTCCTGCATACTTTTTACCATACGAACATCTGACATTGGATAGGGTGTACGAGTATGTTGGTTCATAAAGAACACTAGAGGATATTTATCAATTGGGAGGATACGAGAATATAAAAGTTTATCGCCCATAATTACACATTGTTTTATTCTTTTAGTTGGGACAGTAACTACTTCTATTGACCCATTTTCTACTAACTCAGCAAAAGTTATTTGCTCAACTTCTGGTTTTTTTGGGAGAACTACACTTCCTTCTTGTCGTCCTTGTTCAACTTGCTGTTGATAAGCAAGTTGTAATTGTTCTAACATAGCTTTAGCTTGTTCAGGTTCTACTATAACATTGCCTTCTATAATCCAAGCTGGCTGTTCTAAATATTTTTTAAATTCTTCTTCACTTAATAAATCTTCTTCAGATGTCATACTTTCAAAGACTCTGTAATAATCTATCATTTTACAGTAATATCTTTCATACCCTCTTATATACTCATCGCTATCACCAAAATTAGCAATAGTCATTGTTTCTGTAGATTCAGGCCAAGTAGACTCACCGCCATCTTCTCTTCCAGTAACAGGTCTATCAGTTAAAAAGTTTTCTGATTCTGCGTTGTTAATTGCTTTTTTGTACATTGGATACAAAGCTTTAGCTTGATCTTTTGTATAAAGTCTAGATATAATAATATTTTCAGCATCATCTGCTAATGGATGTCTAGAATTGGGATCTATATAAATATCAAGTGGGTCTACATCATGTATGCAAACTTCACCCTTACCCATATCTTTCATTGGGTCTATATAAACTAAAGCTGCTCCAATACCAGTTACATAATAGTCATCTACAACTCTTCTCATTACAGAGTTACCTTCTGATATTTGCCATACATACTCAAGCAATCCATTCATAGCTTGAGCTACTTGATTATCACTATCTTCTCTTGGGGATACTCTAAACTGAGGTTTGTTTGCAGTTATTAAAGCTTTTGCAGCTTCTACTGCTGGATGTATTCTATTAACAACGACAGCAGCTTGCCCTCGTTCTTCTAGGACACGCTTCTGGTCAGAAGTCCATTGTTTTCCCAATCTAAACTCTTTGTCTTCTTGAGCATGGTTAGCCCACACTTCACGCTTTTTCGAATACGTTTTCCAAAGGTCTTGGGTCTCTTGAACTACTTTCTTACTAGATTTAGTAGATTTTGATTCATTAGCCATCATTTAATATTACAAATTACATAGTCAACCAGTCAAGTACTTTATTACGTTTTATTTCAAGGTCTACATTAGGGTCAAAATCTTTCTTTTTAACCCTACAAGCCTTTGCTCCTTCAAGTGCAGTCCATATTGCATCCATTATATCATCATTCTTACCTCTGGGGTAAGATAGAAACTCTTGCTGAGCTGTTAAGTCTTGAGTCCTAAAGAAAAACTCTCCTTTAGCAAATGCAGGGACTAATGACAGTAATCGTTCACTTTTCCTATTTCTTGGCTTTACGCCTTTTTCTAATCCAGGAATATATAAATTCTTTTCTAGCATTATAGCTCTAGTTGCACTCCTTAAAGCTTCTTGGTAAGCAACTGTCTCTATCTTCATTCTTTTCGGAAGATACTGTTGATAGACATCAATAATTTTTTGAGGTTGTTTTGCAGGGTCGAGTCTTTTCCTAAAAATATCAACAATGTATTTATTATTATCAGCGTCAATAGCAATGGTAGCAATAACAAAATAATCAGCACGGGCACTAAGACTAGATGCAGGATCGACTCCAGTATAGAGTTCGACTGGTATAATTTTCTTCTCATCTCCTACACTCCTTACTAAACAAGGTTGGTTTTTTATTCTTTCAAAGTCATAATGATGTAAATGTATATAATCAGGTTTAAATGGTGCATCATCAGGAGATTGAGCAATATTCATATACTCTTGATAGAATCCGTTTATATTACCTACACTTTCAAACTCACTTTTTATTTCTAATATTCTTTTTTTAGGAAATCTTTGAGGCCAAATACTTTTTTCATCTTCATCCCAAATACTATACCATAATGTTTCCCAAGCAGGACTATCTTTAGCCCAATACAAAAAACAATCTTCAGATATAACAGTTCCAATCATAACTATTCTTCCTTCGTCTGAAAGAGAAGGTATTACTGCTTCTGTCATCCATTTTCTATTTTTAGTTCTAGCTTCTGGTGTAAATGCATTTAACTCAGATTCAAAGTCATCTACAATAATAACATTAGGTCTCGTATCTCCCTCTATAAAACCACGAACTCTCTGTCCAGTACCAACTGCTACTATACGTGTACCATTCTTTAAAACAATATCAGCACCTGTCCATCTCCTAGCAGTAGCAGAACTAAAGTCACCAAAGATATCTTTAAAGTTCTGACTATGTTCAAGGTGGTATTTAATTCTAGATAAGAAATTTACAGATTGAGCTTGAGACTCAGACACAATAACCATAAACAAATCATCTTCTGGTTTTTTATATGCTATCTTATACATAGGAAAGATAAGTGAACATACTGTGCTTTTAGCTGTTCCCCTCGGAGCTGCTATTAAAACACGTCTAGTGTCATCTGACCTTAATTCTTTGTATATATCTCTATGAAAGGGGGGCGTATCTTTAGCTAATGCTTTTGGAAAACAATACTTTCCAAACCAACCCATATCCTTTTCAAACTCTGCTTTCTCTTTTTCAAGAGCATAAGTAGCTTCGTAATCAATATTTGGAAGGTTTTTTACTTGATCCACTTTTTTTTCTACCTTTATTCTTACTTTTATTGCTCTTCTTCTTCGACTGGTCTCTGTTGTACCCCATCTGTAACCTCCGTTTGTGTTGCTTTAAACATTTTCTTTTTTTCTTGAATATCTTTTAAAGTAGTTTCTACGGTAGAACCCTCTAACTGCTGAGTTACCACCATTTTACCTTTACTTTTCATCTCATTCATATCCATTAATTTATCTGCAATAGCTAGAGCTGCTTTTGCATCATACCCCTTACCTGGCTTTCCATCATCATCATAATCCATAGACTTATCTAGGATTGCAGCTAAAGCTTTTGCTGTATCATGTTGACCTATAGGAAACTCTTCAGTTATCTTTTGCAATTCTTCTTTAGTCATTTGAGTAAACACCTCCGTTTTAATTTTCTTTTTTACATTCCACAACTTAGTATCTTTGATATTTCCAAAGACTAGTCGTATAGCATCTTTAGTTGTCATACCTGGTTGTGCCATAAGAGTAGCTAGTTTTTTAAAATCAGCTCTTCCTTTAATTTTTTGATTTCTTCTAGAACTTATTGGATGTCCGTAGTTGTTTGGTCTCCCAAAAGAAACAACCTTTCCACTATCAGACCTTATAAATGATGGGCCCCAAGGATACTTAACTTTTATAGTTATTCTTCCACCAGAAGTCATTATCTTCCTATCTAAACATATACCAACTTCATGGTCACTAGAAATACCATACTCACCTTTTTCTACATAGAAAGGGTGTTTATACGACAAACCCAGTTCATCCGCTTCTTCTCGTGAATAAACTGGGTATTCTTTTTTAGATACTATTTCGTATCTCACAAATAAAAGTTACTTGCCTCGTTGGGTATATGCAC